TGTTGGTGTTGTAGGGGTGGTTTTACCTGAAATAATATCTGCAAGAACTTCTTCTATGCCTCGCCTGTCTGTTGGTAAATTGTCTGGAAGATTAATCATTTTTACTTAATTTATGTGTACCATTTTTCTACGCCCCAATATTCTTCATCAGAGCCAAGGTTAATTGTTGTATCGCCTGCTATTTTAATTGTAACAGAGCCCACATATGATTGCAGTTCATATCCTTGTGGATTCACAGGAGTATGTAGCTGTATCCATCGGTTGCCAGTGTAAACCTGTAAAACACCAATAGATGTATTCCATATTACATCACCTTGATTAAAAGCTAAAGTAGTAATCTGAGAATCATTAAACTGTGGAGTTGCGTTTGGATCGAACTTTCCTAAGTTAATCTCTAGTATTCTAACTAGTCGATTGAATATATCTGCATCAACATCAGTTAATGCTAATGGTAACCTACTTTCTAAAAGCTTTGCCATTACCTTTCACCGTCAGGTCTAATGTCAACTCTATTTGCCCCTAGCCTCCATCTAAATCCAGTTCTTACGCCTGTATCTGCATCATCGTCTGATTGCGCTCTAAACACCATTTGTCTTGATCTAGCCCTTACATGATTTTGCTGGGTGCTACTTGTTACATCTGTGGTTGCACGCGTTGTTAAACTATCGCCTGGAAAGTTTCTTGTTTTTAAAACTAAATTAATTTGGCCACTGCTTGAGTTTGTACCAAAGAAATTTACATCTGGAATAATGCGTCTTACAAAACCATATTGGTCGCCTTGCTCAATATCGATATCACCAGATTCAATGAAGACATTGTCCATTGCAGAACCATCTGCATCATCACTACTTTCGTGTGTGTAAACATAGTTAACAGAGCTATCTTTGCCTGTGGCCCTAGGTTTTGAAAAAATGCCATCATCTAACCAAGCTGTTCTTGAAAGCTCTCCAATACTCCAAGCTCCTTCTAAATAATTGTAAGTAACATATCTATTGTTTTCTGTAGAGGAAGCAGACGGATAGAACCATCCAACCTCATTAAACTCTCTGTTAGTAAAAGCTACAACTTTAAAAGATTGACTTTCATTAAAATCATCAAGCACATAATTTAACACAGAACACACTAAACGTTTGACAGAACCACTGTAGGTGTAGAAACCATCTCTTGCCATCCAATAAATAGAATCAGGTGCGTTAATTGCTGCGTTAGGAGATATTAATCCTACATTTTCATTAATAAGATTGACTCCAAAAGTAAATGGAGCACCTACAAACTGCAAGCTGTATAAAGAAGTGTCAGTCCATATAAGGGTTTCTTGTCTTGATCTTAGGCCACCAACAATTTGAGAACCAGAAGAAAGTCTTAGCGACCCTGCTGTGTTAGTAGATGTTGGCTCCCACTCTGTAACACTTTCTTGATCAGAAAATGCAATAAGCAATGGATCAATTGAGCCTGTTCTAGCGCTGCCCACAATAGGATCTGCGCCTAAAACAATAACGTGACGATCAATGTCACTAACAATGGTTTGAATGCCTTTGGTTGGAGCTAAATTTGTTCCTGCTAGAGTTGTTATATTAACAGCTGGCGTTGTTAAGCCACCACTTTCATCCCAGTAATATATACCACCGTTTCGTGGGTTAATAATTAAATCTTCACCAAACGCATCATGCGACCATAATCTTAATTGATCTGTTTCAGTTAAAGCTGTTGCAGATCCAAAAGTTCCCTCACTCCAAGCGCCAGCTCCCCAACCAGTTGATTCAACATATACATCTAGGCCCACATTAATTTGATAAACACCATCTACACCTGATCCACCATTGCCACTGTCAGAACTGTTTGCTGTAACTGCGCTACCATCTGTGTCTTTGGCTAGTATCTCGTAGGTGTTTGTGCCTGTTACTCTGTTAATTTGATATTCTTGATTTAAAACAGATGCTGTAACAGTTCCGCCCAAACTAACAGCCCCACTAATGGTAACAAAATCATTAGCTACTGCGCCATGACTGGAGTCAGTTACTGTAATAGTTGAAGATCCGTTGCTTGCTGCAAAAGTTATTGAATTGGTGCTTGTTTTTCTTACAGGGGTTACATCATAAAAAAGATCACCACCTTTGACATAGTATTTAAAAGTTGTTCCTAGCCCTAAGTATTTGGTAGCGTCTAAGGCTACCCATGCTGTTAACGCCCTGCCTGTGCCTTCATAAGACTGAGTAGTCGTTTTAACCCAGCCACCAATTTTTTCTGGTAAGCCTTTTCTAAACCTAACTAAATTACCATCAGCCCAGCCACCCTTGTCCATCAAGTCAGTCATTTCTTTGTTAATGCCGGGTTGAAATACTAATTTAGTTAGAGCCATTTTATATGTGCTCCCAAGGCTTTCCTTCAAACATTAAAGCTTCTGCTTCTCTTCTTCTTGTAAGACCAGCCAAAACTTTTCCTTTTGCTTTGTTCCATCTTTTCATTTGAGCAGGCACTTCATCGTATTTACCCTCGTTTAAAACTCTAAGCATCGAACTTTTTTTAAGGTTGTTTGGGCCTAAGTTGTATGTCCAAGATGTAAGAGCATCAAACTGACATTGGTTTATTGGCACAGTTACCAAAGAGTTAACATAGTGTTCATATTCATCTTCGAGCTCACGCCATAACATAAACTCTGCTTTTTCTTCAGCCCATTTATCACCTTCTTGTACATCTTTGGTGTGGCCATAACCTATTGTCCATACACCTGCTGCACATTGGTAAGCTTCAAGCTCACAGCCTTCAAATTTTTTTATAAGCTCAAAGCCTTTATCTGAAGTATGCATTAGTTTCCAAAAAAAATTGTTACAAAAGCGATTAATAAAGTTCCTATAAAACCGAATGTTCCAAACATTGCTATTCTTAGGGTTTTGTTTAAATCGTTCATTTCTTGTTTTATCTCTGCTGTTTCTCGAAATATAGTCTTCCATCTTTCCTCACATTTTGCCTCATGAGATTTTAAGTCTGATGCAACTGATTGAACTGTGGTTCTACTCGCCATCTTTCTTGTCTGAGGTATTTGAAGCACCAAAATAAAAGGATATGACAGCACTTGCTAGACCTCCTAAGTATCCCAATACTAAATTAATCAAAGCTTCAGAGTTTTGCTCTGGTGGCTGTAAGGTTACTAAAAATATATAACCCATAAACCCACCTACAACAACTGTACCCATAATTCTAGCTGTCCAGTCTTTGCTAAATTTACCCCTAGCATCTGCTTTATCTTGAACTTCTAGTTTAAACACATCTACTTCTAGTTCTTTCATGTGCAACTCAAAGTCTTGTTCTGCTTTTTTAAGCTCAAGCATTTGTTCTGGAGTCGCTGCTTGAATAGCTTTGTTAATAGACTTTGGATCTGATTGACAGCCAAGCACACCAGCAATAACAGATGCTGCTTGACCACCTAACGGACCACCTAGCGCTGAACCAAGAGTCGGAGCCAAAGCTCCAACCATATTTTTTATTAAACTAAATTTCATTTTATTGCTCCTATGTTTTTCTTGAACGATTTGTTTTTTTGCTTTCCATTTTTAAATTAGATGGTTTATTATTCTTAGGGTTATTGTCTTTATGAGAAACATCTTTGCCATCACCTTTCTTAGCTTTGCCATTCTTTTTCATAGCGTTTCTAGCAGCATTCCTAGAGGCTCTCTTTTTTTTCTCCTCTGGCTTACTATGAAAAGTAGCATACTCTCGATCATAATCTCTTTCATAGTGACTTCTAATAATCATTTTTAACCTGCCAATGGATTTTTATCATTAATTTTTAATTCTAGCTTATCTACTTCTTTATTAAGAGATTGCATGTCAGCTTTAATGGTGGCTATGTCTGTTTTTATTTCAGTAACATCCGGAACAGCAATACCATCTATTTGTTTTTCTAAATACTGAACAGACTTTTCTATGCCTGCAAATCTTTCTTCAATAACTTGTTGTTTTTGTTCGGTATCACCTATACCACCTATTTGAGCTTCTAAGTTATCTAATCTATTAACATACTGAGCGCCTTGATAGCCGAAGCCAGCAAGTGTTGTAACAATACCAACAAGAGCTATTAATTGCGTTGTTTTGTTTTCAAACCAATTCATTTGGGTCTCCTATAATCTTGGTTGTAATTTTTGCAATTCAGTTAAAGTGTTTATACTTTGTCCTGCTAATTCATAAAAAGCAGCAGTATTATCTGATATTGTGTTATTAGTATAAATGCTTTTAGGCTGATACCACAATTCTTTTTGAGGTATGTCTACTGTTCTATAAGCATTAAAACCTGGTAAAAACCCCATAACAGCGATAATAGCGTTCTCTGAGCCATACTCACCAGTCTCTTCTTGTTGGGCTGCAACTTGTTCTTGAGCTGTTTGTAGGTTTTGAGCAATGATGTTTTCTACAGTTGTTTCGCTTTCTGCATCAGAGCCAACAGATGCAATAGACGTATCCATTTGATCTTGCGTTGTTTCTACTGTTCCACGTAGAACAACTGTTTCTGTTGAAGCTGTTTCTGTTTCTACAGATGTTGAATTAAAAGAAGAGCTAGATACAGACATGCTACTCATATCAAGAACTTGATTGGTTTGAGCAGCAGAAGATGCAAACTGGTCTGACATGCTGGGTGAGCTACTGGTACTAATACCAGCGTTAGATGAGTTACTTACAGCGTTTCCAGCAGCCACAGTATTCCCAGTAGCATGTATGGAATTACCAGAGTTAGTGCCACTAACGCTTTGTTTTGCAGTTGTTATGGTAGATGCAACAACTCGAAGAGCAACCTCTCTACTAATTGAGCTTTCGCCTTTTATATTTTCTCGCTCAACCAATTGAAACTCTTCTTCAAAAACCTCTTCTTCTGCTATTTCCTCTCTTTCAACCCTTTCTTCTTCAACTTCAGCTTCAGCCATTCTTTCTTCTATGGCCTCAAAAACTTCTTCTACAGCTTCTTCTTCAAAAATTTCTTCAACGTGTTCTTCCTCCGGCTCCTCTGCATGCGTAAATTCTTCTTCCATTCTCGTTTCTTCCTCAAACCATTCCTCCAGTTCTTCAATAGTTTCTAATTCAATAAAAGTATTTGGTTCTCTAAAATCTTCTACAAGAAATGTTTCTTGAAAGATAAACTCCTCAATAATTAAATCTTCTACAGGAATAAACATTTCTTCACGCGGCATTTCAAAATCTGGTATTAAAGGAAATGGGTCTATAAAATCATCTTGATAAAAAATTTCTTCAAAGATTATTTCTTCTTCAAACATAAACTCTTGTTCTTCAAAGTGTTGTTCGTCAAACTCGAAAACAAACTCTTCAAACATTGGTTCTTCTTCGTAGCCAAACTGCTCTTCTTCTTCATACCCATAATCAAATTGATCTTCTTGAAAGTAGCCTATGTCCTCTTGTTGTCTATAACCAGGGCAGAATGGGCCATACTGAGGATCTAAATCACACTGCTGGTCATCGTATGCGTCCCAATAGTTAGGACATGATTCACTATAAAGAGAGCTTATATTACATTGCTGGGTTAATAAAGCATCAGCATAACCACTACAGCTACTATCATTCAAAGGATTGCTACAATCAACGCCGCTGCCACTACCTGCGCCATACAAAGAACCACCATTTTCTAGCGTGGTGTTTATAGATGTGTTGTTCCAGTTAGTATTAACACAAGAGCTGGAGTTGGTTGTGCCTGTACTGCATTCATCGTGGTAATAGTAAGTATATGAATCTTCTTTTTTAGATCCTACTTCTCCTATTAATACATCATGGTTAATAATGTTTAAATGGCCATAACGAAGATCAAAAGAATTGTTATTCCAAAGTATTATTTCAAAACTGTTGTCTGTATTGCTTCTGTTGTACTCTCTAAGATCATACCAACCAAATATCATTTTGCTTGAGTCGCCCCAAGACTTCATACGAGAATTATTATCTCTAATTAAGTCAGTCCAAAAAGCATATATGGTATACGTGTGTTGTCCGTTAATAGGGTCAGGAGTGTAATCGTTACAGTAGCTACCACTAGAGCCAAAATGGAGACATCCATTGGTAGCCATCCTCGCTTGGCTAAATGTAGAGCCATAAAAAGTAAAATCAAAAGAAAGATCAATTGCGGGAGAAATACCATCATCTGAAACTGAGTATGCTAACTCGCCCTCAAAGTTGTTAGCATTTGTTTGCAAGTGGTACAAGTCTTGTCCTGACTCATAAGTGTATTGTCCATATACACTAAATGATAACAGACTAGCTACTGTGTAGCATAGAATTCTTTTTTGCATTGTTTGTTGGTTTTAGTTTTTCTTGTATAAATAGTTTTAACTGCGCCAACAACATCTCTGTTTATTTTTTTTCTGTTGGGATTATATTCGTGTGTACATTTTTGTATAAATAGTTTTTCTTGTTCTTTAACATCTGGTCTTTTAGATTTGTTTTCAGCCCAAGCCATTGTTGCTTCTTTGCCTATTTTGCCTTTATACGGGCAGGGTGTACCTGCCATTTCCATGGCCTTAAACACTCTTTCGTCTTGGCAAAGAATAGATACTGATGCCACTTTCATACCAGTGTCGTATAGATACTTAGAAAGCTTTAAGCGTTCACAGTTCTCGTCAGTTACAGTAGCTCCTGTAGAAAATCCAAATACTTGGCCCTGAAACGCTCCCGATCTACCTACAGTACATAAGTCCTGTGAATAAGACATTATAGATGGAGCAATAGCACTAGCTGGTGGAGCTTTGCTTCTGACGTTTTGGTTTATTGTTTGAGTTGAATTAGATTCATTGTAATTTTTATTAGTGTTATCAGACTTTGAATTGTTATTGTTCTGATTAACATTGTTGGTTTGAACATTAGAATCAGAAGTTGATTGATTAATATTGGTGTTTTGATTCGTATTAGAGCTGGTCGAAGTTGAATTATTTGTGTTGTTAACATTCTGATTTACTGTCGAATTAACTGTTGAATTAGAAGTTGAAGTCGAAGTATTGACGTTGTTATTGTTATTGGTGTTATTCGAGGTCGAGGTGTTTACATTTGTATTTGAGTTGGTAGAAACATTCGTATTAGAATTTGTATTGGTCGAATTATTTGTGTTAGTCGATACGTTAGTGTTGGAATTAGTGTTGCTGTTTGTATTGGAATTTGTGTTGGTATTTACATTTGTGTTTGAATTTGTTGTGGTCGTAGTGTTTGTTGTATCTAAACTATTGTTTTCGCAATACTGAGATCCGTTGACGCAAGCTGTACCAGACTGTTGAGAAGATTGAGCGTTAACATTTATTGATAGGCCAACAACCAAAGTTATTAAAAAACCAATAGCTGACCAAGCTATTATTCTATCGTGATGTTGCTGCTCCTTGTTCATTTGGCTTATAAACTCCTAATTTAATTAATTTAGCTCTGTTGTTCATATGCTCTAATTTAATGTCCTGCTTGCTTTGGCCCTTATATTTAACCGCCATGTGTCTTTCAATCATTTGTTGATTAATATCTATTCCATCCACTATAACTGATGCCAAAACTCTGCCGAATTTTCCTTTAGAGTCTTTTAATTGCGTCTGTAGAATGACGTGTTTGCCATTTGATATGGCGTTTTGTAAAAACTTAGCAGCTAGTTTACCTCTAGCCTTTTCGTCTTTGTCGCGAGTCCGGGACTCGGGGGTGTCAATACCATATAAACGTACACGACACTTATGATGAATATTAAAACCGAGATCCAAGTCAGCGTCAATAGTGTCACCATCAACCACCCTAGTGACTTGGCAACTATACTCATACATTATTTTTTCTTACGAGGGTGGCTTCTTTTTTTTGGTACTTTTGTATAAGCTTCGTTTACGTGTGGGGTGCTGGGATCGTCAGCCACATATCTGCCTTTTTTATTCCTAGCTCTTACAGTTTCCATCTGCTCTTTTAGAGGATTGGGTAGTTCTTCTGAACTAAGAGGCGTAAAAAAATATACTACTTTTTTCCACCAAGACATGTTATTTCTTAAGCTTGGCTGTAACTTTAGACCAAAGTTCAGGTTTAAATCTTTTTACAGACCAAACTAAAACTACTGTTACTATTACTAATGGTATTAATACATCCATATTTTACTCCTATAAATTAACTGCTGGGCGCATCAGGAAATTCTCCTAATGGCCTAACAGGAGGTGTAGCATCATTATATACATATAATGCTGCAAGTGCATCCACATCTGATACTGCGTTAATTTTTGTTTTCATATCATTTGCTGCTGTTCTAACTCCTGCTCTATAAGTAGTCCAATCACTTGCAACTGAGCCACCTGTTTCAGTAGCTTTAACTACCATCCAGTCATTAGGCTGTAGTAAGCCATATGCTTGTTGGTCTATTACTGCACAATGATTTGTTTTTAAATCTGCTAATGCTCTAGCTGTTGCTGTACCATAAGTTGCAGTAACTGTGCCACTAGCAAATGCAAAAGACTGGTCAGTATTTATATAATACTCTGAGTTTTTTAAGTTTGTGTTATCAATAACAACTTCATAGATGCCAATGGCTTCTAGCTCTGAAGAACTCCAAAGCATAAAGATATTACTAGGATAATTTACATCTCCTATTGTTAAACTTTTAGGTCGTGTATAGACTTTGCTAACACTTCCTGATTCTACTAATGCCCACATATTAATTACCTCGCTGTTGTTGGGATGCTATTTGTATCTGTTGATGTTACAAATGGGTTTTCTGCAAATGCCATGTAGATGTATGTTACTGCATGTGCATTAAGACGAGTATTATTATTTCTTTGCTTAAAACCATTAGATAAAAAATCAAGTTTATGTGCAGTACCAGTATATTCTGCATCAGTAGCATTTGGATATAAAGAAGCTGCCTCTACATTGTAAGTAGACCTTTTAGTATCACCCATCCACCAACCTACAGCACCAAGAGATTTTATCATTATAAAAGCAGGTTTAAATCCTGTATAAACAAAAGGTCCATTTAATTCTTCAGTACCGACATACTTGCCAAACTTACTGTAGCCTTGAACATCTGCAAAGACAAAAGCTAAATATGTTTCAGCATCTCCATTTACAGCATCGTCTGTTCCAACACTAAATACAGATGTTGTTGGAGCAGTATCATTCCACCTAGTATTATCTGATGTTGCATCGGTTGTGTTTAATTCTAAAAATTCTGTTTCGGGTGCTGAAGTATTTGAAGCGTGGTATACCATCCAATCAGCTGTACCACTTAATCTTTTAACCATTATCATTTTTGGTGTAACACTTAAACCATGTGATACTGTTCCTGCACCACCTGTTCCTGTGTAAGCTACTATTGAAAAGCCTGCTGTTGTGTTGGCTTGATGTGTACCACCTGGATTATTACCACTTTCAGTAAAAGATACTGTTGTTCCTCCATTGGCTTTCCAAAACCAACCTACATTTGTTGTAGCGTTTGTATTATTTTCTGCACCTGATCCTATTCCAAAACCAGTTGAATTATAGGTAATAACTGTTCCACTTTGCTCTGCAGCACTTGAATTTGACCTTAGATATTTAGCTGTTCCGTTTGTAGAATTTTCCCAATAATGTTCAAAAGTATTTGACCTTGACTTAACCCACGAAAAGTCAGGTTGCATAGTAGAATTGCTGTCTAAATCAATGGTTCTGTTTGTTGCATTACCTGTCCAAAGTTTAACTTGAAAATGTGCTGAAGGGTCGTCTATTGTTGTATAGTCTGCCATTTATCCTCCGTATTCGCTTAAATTTTTTGTGCACAATGAATAATACCCGCTTGGCGGAGAATACTCGAATGTACCATATCCATTTGCATCATTTACTGCACTTGATGGTGTCCATACTGAATAGCCACCAAAGTTATATTGACATTCATCGTTAATAGTTCCATGAAAAGGTACTACCATTTTATTAGCTGCATCATATAAAGAAGAGGCTGCAACACCTGCTTGTAGTGTGCCATTACCATAAATACTTATTTGGTTATCATCCATGTTTAGTGCTATACCTATAATATCTCCTACTGTATGAAAGTCTGTAAAAGCATCAAGAGAACCTGCGGTAACACTACCTCCATTAATATATTCAATTCTTGCTGCACCTATATTAAAATTAAAAGTAGAATTAATTTGGTGTGGATCGCTTGAAGATTTAACATTATCACCATCATCAACAGCACTTACACCTATATAATGTGAGCTTTGTTGAGTTAGTTTAACTTCCCAATACCATTTACCTGCTGTTACTCCAAAAGTGCCAAAAGCACCACCAATACCACCGCCTGTATTATCTCCAAATACTGTAGCACCATTAGTCATACCGCCAGCATTAGTTCCATATTTAAAATTTACAAGAGGATTAAGCGTACAAAAATTATTAGTAGGTGTGTCAGTTGCTTGGTCGGCTGCTGCTATAGCGTTTAATGTCCAAGTATGTCCATTACCGCTTGTATCTGCTCCTAAACCACCTGCGGTTTTAAACTCTAATTTAAAACCATTAGTGCCATAAGTAGGACTTGCATCTATAGGTATCCAAATACCGCTATCCTCATCAACCTCACCAAACGCTGTTGGTGCTAGTGAAGTTCCATCTACATTAATTATTTCAGCGTAGTAACCCGAAACAAAAGAATCATTGTTATGAAATCTTGCAAAGTTATGAGCAACATCTTGATTCCAAGTTAAGTCTGTATTTTGTCCTATATTAGAGTTCCAAGAACCTGCTAATTCTGAACCATTAACATATACCCTTGCTCTTTCTGATGCTGTTCCTGATGTAGTATCAACTCTTATTACAAAATGATACCAAGCAGCAGTATCCCTAAAAACTCCTGAAGAAGTAAAATAGTTAGAACCTGCATTAAGGTCAAGAATAAATAAATCAGCATCAGTAAATAAAGCTGATGTTCCTGTACTACCATCCCATGCTTCAAAAATTCTCATACTTGCACCAAGCTCGGTTCTTTTAAGCCAAAAACTTAAAGTCCAAGTTCTTCTATTTCCTGCTGAGCTAGGAGTTCTATAAATATATTCACTATTATCAGGCTCAAACTTCAAAGAGTTATCAATCTCATAATTACCAGTAGATATACTTCCACGATTAGCTGTTCTCTGTAGGGTTTCCATATTAGGTTTGAGCCATATTTTGGCTTCTGCCTATTTCTTGCCAAACTGATCCGTTGTATCTAAATGCAAATATATCTGTTTTAGAAGCTGTGGCAGTAACAGTAGGAGCTGTACTTGCTGCAAACTCGAATACTGTGTTCCAAGCAACTGTCCTAGCTGTACCACCTTGAGCAATCTCAACGCTAATAATAGCTCCTTCTACTGCATTACTTGGTGCGGATATGGTTGTGTTTTCACTTGTTACATAATATGCGTTAGCTGCTGCTGCTGCATCCCAAGCTGTGGCATTAGAACTTGAGCTAATAGCTACTTGAGATATGTTTGCTGATGTTTGAGAGGTAACAACACCTGAAGTATTAAGAGTGCCGTCTATATCTGTATTATCTAAATTAGCAGTTCCATCTACATCTAAATCTGTACCAACATATAATTTTTTAGCAATACTTGCTCCACCTTCAGTTCTTAAAGCACCTGTATCACCAGTTGCATCACTTGAGTCTGTGGTATCAGTTATATCAACTACTCCTGCAACTGTAAGTGTAGATGCCATATCAACTGCACCATCTACATCTACAACATCAAGATTAGCTGTTCCATCGACATCAAGATCAGTACCCACATATAGTTTCTTGGCTATACTCGCACCACCTTCTGTACGCAAAGCTCCAGTATCTCCTGTAGCATCGCTAGAATCTGTAGTGTCTGTAATATCTACAACACCTGCTACAGTTAAAGTTGAAGCCATATCTACAGCACCATCAATGTCTACTACATCTAAATTAGATGTACCATTAACATCAATAGCACCTTCTAGGTCTATATCACCATTAACGATAAGATCGTCTGTAACTGTAAGATCATCTTGTACTTTTAAATCTACAACATTAAGACTGGCAAAAGCGTCAACAACAGCTGCTCCAGAACCTGCTCCATCTAAATAAACTGCTTTTGTATCGCCTGGAGGTATTGTTACATTAGCTCCAGAGCCTTGAGAAATAATAATGTTTTGAGATCCACTTGTTCCATTTTCTATAAAGTGCATTCTGTTTACAGTATTAGGAGCTATAGTAATGGTGCAAGCTGAATCTAAAGTACCTGTATATTTAACATACATGGCCCTAACTGGATCAGTTGCTCCATCTGCAATAGTTGAAGTATGGGTATCAGCGTTGGTAGTTATACCTTCTGTCCCATAACCCAAAGCTTCGCCGATTAATTCTAAATTTGTATTGGTTGTTGTACCCCAAGTACCTGAACCATCTCCTGTGGCCATCTCATTTAATCTGAGATCATTTACATATGTGCTTGCCATTATTTACCTCTTGTTTTTACGCAACTGCCTCCCAACTGGGAGTTTGAGTGTCTGTTATAGTAGTATAGTTTGGAGTTTGGCTTTCATCAATACGTGACCATATCAAAACTGTTCCTACTGATCCTGTAGCGCTTTGTCCGACTGGATAAACGTTTGCTGCTGCATCTGTGGTAACTGTTCCCAAAGATCCAGTTGCAGTATTAAGTGTAACAGATAAATTGTTATTGGTAACAAGACTTATTGTTCCAAGTGCAGATGTACCAGCTTGGCCTGTGAGAGTTACATTAGCCTCACCATCTACATTTACCGATACAGCGCCTAATGTTCCTACAACTCCAGGTAATACAGCTATTGCTTGCGCATTAACTCCAGCAGTTGGAGCGCCAGCTGTTCCAGCTTGGCCTGTTGGTATTACATTAGCTTCTGCATCAACTGCAACAGTGCCTAAAGCAGATGTTCCTGCCCCTGGAGCTGTAAGTGTAACTGGAAGGGGTTCGCCCCACGTAAGTTGGCCCCACGTGCCTCGACCCCAACCTGTTATATTAGCCATTTAAGGCTAGGCGATTCTTATAATCGCTGTGCTGGCTGCTGCCGCTGGGAATACAATTGTAAAGTCTCCTGCTGTTGATGTTTTGTCTCCACCAAAATCTATGGTTGCTACTGACTTGTCACTGTTAGTATCGTTATAGATCATACAACCTCTTGCAGTTACTGTAGCTGTTCCAAAAGTTAAATCAGCAAAGTCAGTAAAACCAGTAGTTCCCGAACTTGTAGGGTTTACATTGGTTAATGCTGCTCCACCTGATGTGTAGTTGGTCCCAGATGCTTGGCCTGTAGTGGTAAAAGCTGTGGTAGCTGCTCCCAGTGTAGCTGAACTTGTATATAAAGCTAGCTTAAATGAATTACCACCTGATGCCTTAAAGTTATGTGTGCCGTCAAGTAGTTCTTTTTTAAAACTAGTTGTCAATGTAG